AGAGAGAAGAGACGTCGGGGCGCTGCTGGCACACATTTGGCCTATTGACATTATATTGGAGAGAAAGTTATAGATATAATGCAAAAGAGGATAATACAAATAATCATAGGTAGTATTATCTTTAATGCATTCTTTACTATAATATGGGCCATTCTTATACCGATAACACTAAAAACTGGTCTAAAAGACTCTTTACCATATCTGGTTATGGTTAGTTTATGGGCTAATTTCGCTAGTCATTTAGCAGGTGCAGTCGCTGGCCTTATGGCCTGGCACGAATATAGAGTTAAGAAAGACGAGGATGAACACTCTAGTTAAGTTCTACCGATCTGAACCGGCACTTATTAATGCTATTTTTGCTTTACTTGTAATCTTGTTACAACATTTCGTCGCTGATTACAGTACTGATATCAAGGTCGCTATTGACGCCATCGTCGCTGCTGTTGCTGCTATTCTCACGAGGCAACAGGTAACGCCCACAGTTAAATTGGAGGATAAAAATGCGTGATTGGTCGCCACTTATTTGGATTTTGGCAGTCGTTGCCATCGTTTTGATTATCTTGTTTCTTGTAGGCGTCATTGGAGCACGGTAAATGATGATTCATCGTGACGGTAAGGACGGAAGTCTTTACTATTGTTCAGATGCCAAGCCACTAATTACTAATAAATGGTTTGGTTATTGTCCCCATACTGGCCACCTGGTCAATACTCACGAGGCTAAGAATTAATGGCAGGAGTACCAGGTAAGTCAGGACGTAAAGCTGATCCCGATGCAGCTAGACGGCTTAGGGCAGATGATCCACAAAGGTTAATTAAGTGGATTGATCTACCGCCAGAGGGTAATAGTAATCCAATTCCTGAAATGCCTGCTGCACCATGGTTTAAAAACGAGAATAACGATCTTGAACAAGCTGCATCCTGGTCGGTCAGGGCTATTAGTCTCTGGAATACCCTTTGGCGTTCTCCGCAGTCAACTATGTGGCAGCCCGATATCCACCCGATGCTCGATCGGTACCTGTATCTTTCTGAGCAAATGTGGACTTGGGGAGAAATAACTACTGCTTCTTATAATCAAATGCTACAAATAGAGATTCAACATGGCCTTACTCCTAAGTCTATGAAAGATCTTTACTGGCGTGTCCATGCTAATCCTGAAGTAGAGCCGCAGTTGGCTAGTGTGCATGGAATGAATGGTATTAAGAAGGTCCGTGAAAGGATGACTGATTTTTAATGACCTACGATGTTTTACAAAGAGAAGCTAAGAAAGAGATTCTAGAAGATAAAACTAATCCCCCTAAAAATCGTTGCCCATATGGTCACAAGATTTGTGGCAAGTATTGTGCATGGAATAAACGTGCATTGTTGGAGATTCTGACTTAAATGAGTTTAGCTGTAAATAGCCTCCCTTTGTGGCCAAAGAATAAACCTTATCCAACGTTGGGGCATGAGTGTGCCGACTGGATAGAGGCTAATTTGGTGCATGGACCAGGGGACGTAAGAGGGCAAAGAGTGCAAATAACCGATGATTACTATCGATTTCTTTGTCGTGCTCTTATTGTTCATCCCGAGGCTATTTGTGGAGAAGATAATTGCCCTTGTGAAGACATGGTCGGCCGCTTTATGCGGAAGATTTGTATTCTGTCAAGACTTAAAGGTTATTCAAAAACAGAAGATATAGCATTTATTCTTCACTGGAAGTTGAGCGGAGCTTGTCTTTTTGGCGGGTGGGACGATGAGGGGGAAGTTAAGCCAGTACTGGCTAATTCACCATATATACCAGTTGCAGCGACATCCGATGACCAAGCGGAAGACACGCTATGGGGATGTTTCGTTGCCATTGCGGCGGAAGCCCCCTTACTGGCACACTTGAGGGTAAGAGACAGATTGGTTACAAACCCTCTAAACATGGGGGAAGCAAAGATCGTTACTAGCTCTTCTGCTAGAAACGACGGTGGTAAGCCAACTGCTACGGGTCTAGATGAAGCTCACCTTATGCATGGTCGAGAGCTTCTAGATCTTGGTAAGACAATGGAGCGGAACCTTGCCAAACGAAACATTGGTGATCCACAAATGTTCATTGCGACCACGATGTTTATGGTCGGTCAAGGCTCCTATGCCGAACACCTTTGGGATAGGGCAGATAAGGACAATACAATACTCTATGATCACAGGCAGGCCAGTGATCATTGGGACACAGAAATAGATGAACAACTTATGGCGGCTCTTAAAGAGTCGGCCGGAGATGCAATAGCCTGGCTTAATGTCAGGCAAATGATGTCCAGTTACCGAGCGGACCCGAATGAAGGGGAACGATACTGGCTAAATAGATATGGTGGCGGAGGAAATGCGAAGCTCGTTAATATCCAGGCCCTTAGAGCCTGTCCAAAAGCGGAACCATTGGCATACTGTTACGGTTGGCGTTGATGGCAGTATGTATAACGATAATTCGGGTATTGTTGTTTGTAGACTCAGTGACTTGAGTCTCCATTATCTTTGGCATTATGCCCCTGACGGTACCGAAGGGGACGCTATGGCAATGGCTATGGCTATGGATAATGCTGTAAAAGATATCATGGATACTCTTGTAGTGACTCGGCTTTATGCTGATCCCCCTTATATCACTGAGTATATTTCCTCCTGGTCTAATCGAGCTAGCCAGTCAAAACAACGTGGCCTTAAGCCTCAAGTGGTGCAATGGTGGACCAACAGAGATAACCAAATGGCTAATGCCACCAGAGAAATGGTGGCAATGATTAACCAAGAGAAGCAAGCGCACGACCATTCTCCCGAACTGATCGAACACATAGCGAACGCTTACAAGAAAGAAGTCAAATCGTCTATAGAAGTGGACGGGAAGCTTCTACCTGGTTTCGTGCCACGTAAAAACACTCCGCATTCTGTCAAGAAAATCGATCTTGCCGTATGTGCAATTCTCGCTAGACAAGCTGCTATAGACTCACTCGCTGCTGGCGAGGATAAGAAAGCTAAGAAACCCTCTTCAGGAATGGTGAGTTTCTAATGTCTGATTTGCCTTATGAGTTGATAATGGTAAATTTAGAGGACCGCCCTAATTCGGCTGACCTTGTCTGTCCCAATAACCCTGATTGGCTAACTCTTTCTCAGAAAGAAAAAGAATTGTGGCTAGCTGGTTTCCGGTGGGGCGTTGATGCGAACGCCGAAGATGGAACGGTGAGTTTCTAGTATGCCCCTTCCAGTGAATAGCCAAGAATGGATTAAGGTTCTTTCGGCCAAGCTGGAAGAGCAGGCACGCCGAGTTACGAACTACGAGATTTATTACGAGGGTAAGCAGACTGCCAATCTGTCCCTTATGTCAACGGTCCGTTATCAGGAATTCTTTTACAATATGTTTAAGAGCGTTTCCGATAACTGGATGCCTATTGTCGTTGACGCCGTAGACGAGAGACTGCTCGTTCAAGGCTTCCGAATGACAAAAGATACTAAGGGGGATGATGAAGCATGGAAGTTCTGGCAGTATAATAATTTTGATATTCATTCCAAGGCGTTGTTTACTTCTATTCTTAGTTGCGGTATTGCCTATGTTATGGTTTGGCATTCCGGTGATTCTGATTACCCTGTTCTGCTTACTGCTGAACATGCTAATGAAGTTTATGTCGCTGTTGATTATCAGACCGGAATCCGAGTAGCAGCTATAAAGAAATGGAAAGATGAGTGGTCAGGTGAGGAAAGAGTTAATCTCTACTTCCCTGATCGTATTGAGAAGTGGATAAAGATCAAGGGGCAGACCGATTACTCACCTTTGTTCGGTGAGGAAGTAATACCGAATCCTCTTGGTAAAGTCCCGATCGTGCCTTTTCGCAATCGGATCAATCTCAAACGGGATTCCTGGTGTTCGGAAATTCACGATGTTATGTCGACTCAAGATCAGATTAATAAACTGGTAATGGATCTCCTGATTAGCTCTGAATTTGGAGCTTTCCGCCAGCGCTGGGCTACTGGTCTAGATGTACCTGTTGACAAAGAAACAGGTAAGCCAGTGCAGATGTTCCAAGCTGCAATAGATCGGATGTGGGCTACTGGTGATCCTGGTGTTACCTTCGGTGAATTCTCTGCTACTGATCTTGGGAACTTTGTTAGAGCTATCGAGAACCGTGTTCAGAGCTTGGCTAGTCGTTCCAGGACTCCTGCTCATTATTTGTTGGGCCAGTCTGGAACTTTCCCTAGCGGTGAAACGCTCAAGGCAACGGAAACGGGACTTATTGCAAAAGTCAAAAGGCATCAGCTCGAATACGACGATCCACTAGAGGAAACCGTAAGACTTGGTTTCGCTGTAATGGGTGATAGTCGTTCTAAGATTCGAGATTCTGAAGTTATTTGGGGTGACCCTGAATCCCGTACTGAGTCAGAGCACATTGACGCCACGGTTAAGAAGCTTGCCCTAGATATCCCGCTAGAACAACTTTGGCTAGATGCTGGATATACGGTTACACAAATTCAACGATTCTGGCAGATGATGAAGGAAGAGAAAGCTATTCGGGCTGCTATGGGGCTCCTGCCCCCCGAAGGGGCCAACCAAGGGCAGGCCAGCAACAATGGGGCACCAAACGGCTCTGAGGCTCCGTCAGCCGGCTCCGATGGCTCAGACGGTAGAGACGTACCGGCCGCCGCCAGCAGAGGCACAGGCGCCCGCTCAGAGGGTGGCACTCCGTAGGGTTCGCTAGTGTATC